AAAGAGAGCCACTAATTAAAGCAGCCCCCTCAAAACAAGTATTATAAAAACTATTTTAAAGAGTTTTATCTCTGTAGATCGGCAAATATATTAAAAATAATGTACTGATCTTGCAACTTGACCACTATTTTTTTCATGCACAAAACCTTCTACTGCTTTTAAGCTACAATATCCCTTACGGCTATGCCAACTATCATTACTGCTTGGGCTTCTTAAATATTCAACTGTAACTCCTATATAATCTTTTGCATCCACCCATTTATGTTTAACTTTATGATGTATATGATGCAAATACCAATATCTATATTTTGTTTCTGCCCACATTTCTGGCTGTTCTTGAGCCATTAAAAGTGGTAGATTTTGCATTTTAGCACCATCCCCATGCTCCAATCCTATTAAGCTATTTCCATATTTATAATACTTCCTATGGCTTACTCCAGCATCCACCTTTATTTCAGGGCAATTTCTAAACCACGCCTTTAAGCTATTAGCTAAATGAAATCCGCTTTGATAATCATGATTGCTCATTGAATGGATAATATCAACTGGAGCTAATTCTCTTAAAATCTCAATACATTTTACATAAAGCTCTAATGCAATCTCATAATGCTCCCACCACTTGCCATCAGTATCCTGATATGTGCCTTTTGTTGTACTTCCGTAAACATTATCAATATGCAAAATATCGTTGCCTACGCAAAAAAGCACTCTATCTATAGTAAACCCCTTAGCTTTATCAATAAGCCCTAAGACACCCTCTAAAGTGCGTTTAAAAGCAATCTGGCTATTATAAGCATCTCCCGTTTCCTTTTCAGCTGCATATTTTCCAATATGTATGTCAGCTGGGTTTATAACCAAAAGACATTCTCCTTTTCGGTATTCTATTTCAGGATATATTGGAGCGTAATCTTTAATAAGGTTTTGCACCCCATCAAATATTTTTTTTCTATCAATATTATCTTTGGTAACAATAGAGAAACGATAATCTCCACTTGCACTTTGCCAATGCTTAACACTTACAATATCATCTTTGCTTATACCTCTTTCCCTTATATGTAAATCAAGGGCGGTATTTCCATTGATATTTTCAAGCGGTTTGGCTCTATGTTGATAGATTAACTCCTGCTCCTCATTTGATAGACGGAATCTTTTATTAGCCATGCAGTAAAATTAAAAAATTAATCCTTTGCTTTCAGGCGGGATTTGAACTTTATTAACTACTTACTGTTGATTTTTATATCTGCAACGCTTTGGCCTAATACAAGTGCCATAATGCTATAAACTAAAGTTTGTACTGTTTCAGCATCCAGTCCAAATGTATCGCTAAGAACGGTTATAAGAATGGCAGCAATAGTATAAATTGCTTTACGACTACCTAAAATATTCTTTAGGGTTTGGGTTATGATCCACTTTTTCATTATTATCTATTTTTAATTATTAATTCAATTTCATCAAAACTTCCTAAATCATACATCAAGTTATAAAATGCTTTTCGGCTATCTCCTACAAAATTTAAAGCTCTTGTATTTCCCAATAAGATGCAACCTTTTGAATTTTTAGGATAATTTCCGATATGCATTAATATCATTTTTCTATCTGGAACATTTAATATATGTAAATGCTCATATTTATATTTACTAGATTTTGTATTTCTTTTTTTAACTTCAAAAATACCTTTAGGAATGCAAGATACACTTTTTTTATTATGATCCCACGCTAATTCCAAAGTATGACCATAAAATTCTCCATCTAAATACAATTTACCAATAGTACTTTTATCGGTAAAAGTATCCCTAATAAGCAACAAATTAGCTTTTGCCTTGCCCTCGATATTTCTTTTTATATCCACTTTGGCTTTTAGAAGCATTCTTTGAATGCACTCCTTTACGCTTTTTAGGTTTCTCATTTCTATATACAAACAGCTTTACCTTAGCCATCTCTCCACTCCTTTATGACTTTAATAATCCTCACAATTGTAAAAATTAAAGTGCCTACTAAAATCAATGTTCTTAATCCAGCATCTATATTTGTCAAGCTAATTCCTATTCCTGTTGCATTTACAGCAACCAATTCCACCGTATCTTTAATTTCATTTTCACTCATTATCCCAAGGTAGTGGTAGAGTTTCTTCTGCCGGATTAATTAATAAATCTATTCTTTTATTTAGATTCTCTTGCATTTCAGTTACATCCAGGTTTTCTTCAAGCCAACCTATAACATCATCTTTAGTTAGATTTTCATATAATATAAAATCATTTGGATCTGTTTCATCCAATCCTAAAGAGCTATATGTTTCCGCTACATAAGGAGTATCATCAACTGTTCTTGTGCCTTTATATCGCCAATGTACTACATTAACCACATCATGTAATTCTTGCCCTTCTATTGTTTCTTTAACTCTACTATTTAAAGCAGATATTGTCCATTCAAAAGTTGTTTCCATTTTTTTAATTTTCTATTGGAGTAAATTCTCCAGTTTCCAATGAGATATTTCCCTTGCCATATTTATCCTCCAGCTTTTTACTAACATCATTTTGCTTTTCATTAAGTTTTGCAAGTCCACTTAATAGTTCTTGTTTTCTATTTTCTAAATTTGCAACACCTACTTCCGCCTCTCCAATCATAAGTGTAAGATTAGAGAAGTTGTTTCTAATGTCAGTGAGTTCTTTTATCTCATCTTCAGTTAATTTAATTTTTTCCATTTTTTCAGTTTTTTCTTTTTTCATTTTTATTTGGGTTTTAATTATTCTTCAAAGGATGCAATCACTCTTGTTACTGTTGAGGATTCTCCAGTTATTTTTACCATTACATCAAGCGTTGTACTATCTAACCATATTACACAATCATTTGTTGTTGGATCACTTGGTTCTGCCATTGCAGTTAAAGTTGCTGCTCCATTTACATGAAGTTCGGAAGCTGGAGCCGTTGTTCCAATTCCGACGTTACCTGATGACTGAACTCTCATAACATCAGTAGAACCTCCATTACTTTGAAGGTTTAATAAGTATTGAGAATTGCTTGTTCCATCTCCAATTATAGAAGCTCCATATCTTACAGTATCAATATAAAGAGCAGGGGCAATCGTTCCTGTTTCTTTAACTTCTAATGAAGCAACTGGAGCCGTGGTTCCGATGCCGATTTTTCCATCTTTTATATAAAAATGCCAGGCACCTAAAGTGTAATCATACAAGCCAAAATGGTCGTTTGCTGCTCTCATTTCCCAGCAAGAAGAGCCATTTTGAGTCCAGAAAATAGCTGGTTGTCCTGTGGATGCATCTAATGCCAAGGTAGCTTCATCCCCAGAAACAATGTGTAATTTGTAAAGAGGAGTAGTCGTTCCTATGCCGACATCTCCATCAGATGTGATGCGCATTTTTTCTGATGCATCAACACCATTTGTATCGCTAGTGGCAAACAAAAGTGGCATTCCATATGACTTAATTATATTTGAAGACGTGCTGTTTACCACTAAATCTAAACCGTTATAACTATTATTTCCAGTAGAACTATTTGAAATCTTAGCAATAGACACAGCGTTACTTGAATCGAGCAAAATAGGCCTACCAACTCCTAAAATATGCGTTTTATAATTACTAACTGGGCTTGACGTTCCGATTCCGACGTTGCCAGGGTTACTAAAATAAGCATCTGTTGAGTCCCCATCTAAAGTTAAATAAGCTGTCGTTCCTCCTAAACCGTCGTCTGACATTAGAATAATATCAGCGTCAACCCTGTCGTTTATTATGCTTAAATTACCTGTTTGATTGGTAATATTAAAATCGCTACCATCGTGATACATAGAAACATCACCGCCTGTACCAAACCTTAAAGCAGAGCTATCACTAAGTTTAATATCATGATTAAATATCGCCGTACCAGCGTCTGACATATCTAGAGTAAGAGCTGTTATATCACCACCACCATCTGTGCCTTTGAATATAATATCGGCGTCGTCGGTTGCAGAGTCAATTACAATATCACCAGCAGTATTAGTAATTTCCATGTTAGTACCAGTGTGTCTAATTAATGAGTCGGCACCAGTTCCAAAAACA